TCAACACCGGGGTCACCGCAACCTGCACCGTCACCACCCTGTCCCCGACGTCGGCCCTGCGGACCTCGGGCCTTCAGACGTTGACGGTCAACGGCACCGGTTTCGTCAACGGGTCGGTGGTCTACGCCAACTACAGCCCGCAGGCGACGACCTACGTCTCGGCCACCCAGTTGACGGTGGCTCGTTTCAGTCCGATGCCCGACAGCGGTGCTGACGGGACCATCCCCATCGGCGTGGTCAAGCAGTCGGGCGAGAAGATCTCCAACACCGTCAACTTCACGGCCGGTGTTGCTAGTGGGACGAACTACAACGAGACGGGCCGCGGTGTCACCATCGTCTCCACAGTGGCGGTCACCGACACATACCACGCCGGGGCGACGCCTTCGGCGGTGCGCTTCAACGCAGGCACAATGAAGTATTCCCGCTCGGCCAGTGGGTTGGGCGCCTCCTTCACGATCACGTTCTGGGCCAAGATCGCCGTCGACCGCAACGCCCTCTCATGTTTCTTCTGCCAGGACAACGCGGCTAGCAACTACTACATGATCTCCACCTTGGCCGATGGCACGACGCTGCGACGTGACACGTCAGGCGGCGGCAACGTCTCATCAGGTGTGTCGATGGCGGTCGGCACATGGTTCTTCGTTGGTTGTGTCAACGACACCAGCGCTGGACCAGGCACCGACATCTTCGGCTGGAAGATCGCCGGGGGATCGTGGACGACGGCGGTCACCAATGCCAACCAGGCGGTCAGCGGACCCGCTGATGCCAACACGATGTACCTCGGTGGCGACGGATTCGGCACCAGCGACTTCCTGAACGGGTCGCTCGCCGCAGTCAAGATATGGACGGTCGCCCTCACCGAAGCGGAGATCCAGGCAGAGGCCGCCACTTACGCTCCGGTGAAGACCGCCAACCTGTGGGCCAACTACAAGTTCAACGCCGGGCCGCAGACCACCGACGACAGCGGCAACGGACGCACCCTCACCCAGGCGGGTACGCCCGTCCTTGACTCGTCAGGACCACCGATCACATGACCGTCGCCTTCCATCCAGGTTCCTATCGGGCGGCAGCGTCTGACCTGACTATCGCCATCAGCCCTCTGGGCCTGGTTGAACTCGCTGACGAGGAGTTCGAGGTACACGGGCCTCGCCTCAACCGCTACGCCAACAACTGGGCCTGGTATCTCGGTCACCACTGGGCCTATCGCAGGGAGATCGGTGAGCCTCAACTGACCTTCAACTGGGTCCGGGCGTTCATAGACTTCGTCGTCAACTTTTCCTTTGGCAAGGGCGTCAACTTCCACAGTCCCGAGGCCACCGGAGCCATTGTGCCCTACACCCTGAAGGAGGTGTGGGAGGTCCACAACCACAAGCAGGCCATCCTTATGGAGATCGGCCAACTTGGCAGTGTCTCTGGTGATGTGTTCGTGAAGGTCGCCTACGAGCAGCCGTACATGGACACGGCGGGACTGCCGCATGAAGGTCGGATTCGGATACTCCCTCTGAATCCGGCCTTCTGCTTCCCCGAGTGGCATCCGCACGACCGCACTCGGATGATCCGCTTCAAGCTGAAGTACAAGTTCTGGGGCACGGCGCAGGACGGCAGCCGCCAGGTCATGACGTACGTGGAACTGATGACCGAAGACACCATCGAGGAGTACATCAACGATGAACTCATCGACCAGCGGCCCAACCCGATTGGTGAGATACCAATCGCCTTCGCCCCCAACTTCTCCGTGGCCTCCTCACCGTGGGGGTTAGGTGATGCGAACGACATCATCTCGTTGAACAGGGAATACAACGAGAAGGCCACGGAGATCAGCGACATCATCAACTACCACGTCGCTCCGGTGACGGTGATCACTGGTGCCAAGGCCAGCAACCTGGAGAAGGGCGCCCGCAAGGTATGGGCGATTGGCAACAAAGACGCCAAGGTCCAGAACCTGGAGTTGCAGACCAACTTCACCGGTCCCCTCGGCTACATGGAGCTTCTGAAGCAGTCGATGCATGAGTTCATGGGCGTGCCTGCCGCTGCTCTGGGCACGATGCAGCCGATCAGCAACACATCGGGTGTGGCCCTCTCCATGCAGTACCAGCCCCTGATGCTGAAGCATGAGCGCAAGAAGATCCAGTACATACCCATGTTTCAGCGCATCAACGAGTTGGTGATGAAGCATGCGTTCCTGTTCGCCCCTGACCTGACCGTCTACAACCCACGTCTGTCGGCCACGATCCTGAAGCCCGACCAGTTCCCCCAGCTTGACCCGGCCGACCCGGTGTCATACCGCTCCTCGGTGGACTGGCCTAGCCCGATGCCGATGGACACGCTCATCAAGATCAACGAGATCCAGGCAAAGATGGCTATGAGCCTGGAGTCGCGCCGTGGAGCTTTGCGCGACCTTGGCCAGCAGTTCCCGGACCAGAAGATCAGGGAGATCTTCGAAGAGGTCATCGAGGACACCAAGGAGCAAGGCGCTCTCGATCTCATCCGCAGCCAGATCGCCGCCTTCAACCTCATGGCCACTGGTATGACACCAGACGGTCAGCCGATGATGACGGCCGACGCCGAGGGCAATCCAATGCCCGCTACTCCACCTGTCGATCCGGCCCTGGCCCAGGAGATGCAGATGCTCGCTTACGGCCAGTACCCGCCGCAGATGGTGGACTACGAGGACGATGATTCTCGGTGAGCGCTAGCGACCACCTCTCCACCGACCAAAGCGGCCGGTACCAGTATCACCTCCAGCATGACTGGTCTGGTGCCAAGTATCTCAACGTTTACAAAGGTGAGCATCGTGTCGGGAACATGGGGGTCTACCCCGACGACTACGACGAGAACGACGAGCCTCTTGACGAACCGGTGGCGAGAGTCGGCGGCATGTCGGTTGCTCCCGGACACCGTCACATCGTCCCGACGATGATCGGCGTCATGCACAACCACATGGAGAACTACGAGGGCACCAGGCTGGTCCCTTCGGCCAACCTCTCCGAGCACTCGTCCCGGTTGGTACAGAAGCTCCAGGGGCGAGGGTTGGTCACCGAGAACCGAGAGAGCGGCGTGTCCAACGACATCGGCTTCGGTGGTCCTGTCTATACCCCGGAACACCTGCGTAAGGGGAACCGGCTCAACACCGAGGAGGTCAGCCACGGGCGCAAGTTCATGCGTCAGCAGTTGAAGGAGACGCGCCGTGAGCGCCAGTGACCACGTCTCCAAGGCTCAGACTGGCAAGTACGAGTATCACATGGAGGGTGGGGACTACACCAACGACGCCAGGGGTATCAACGTCTACAAGGGCGACAAGATGGCTGGGACGATGACCGTCCTCCCCGACAGCGACAGGACGGCCAACGTCTACTTCATGGGCGTGGACCCGAGGCACCGGCACATCGTTCCGACGATGATTGGTATCGCCCAGCGCGAGATGTCTGCGTACGGGATGGAGCTTCAGCCGTCCACCGACCTCTCTGAGCATTCCTCTCGGTTGGTCCGCAAGCTCCAGGGGCGTGGTCTGGTCACCGGGTCGGCTGAGTCGGAGGCGTCCAACGACATCGAGTTCCGTAGCTACAACGCCACCATCCCCGAGAACCGGCGAGAAGGGCGGCGACTGAACACTGAGACGGTCAGCCTTGGCCGCAACCACATGCGCCAGCAATTGAGGGAGACACGCCGTGGCGGCAAGTGACCACGTCTCTCAGGCCCAGAGCGGCAAGTACCAGTACCACCGGCAGAGCGACTACGACAAGACCAGCTATCGGGTCTACAAGGGTGAGGAAGAGATCGGTGGCCTGCACATCTCCCACCGTGACCCGGAGACTGGTTACGAGTGGGACGAGGACGAGGGGCCGGTACCCCACACGGCGTCGGAGATGAAGTTCGCCCGGGGCCACAGCGCAGCGGCCATGACGACGATTGGGATCGCCGCCCAGCAGGCTCTGGCCGAGGGATCCAAGCTCATGCCCGATAGGGATCTATCGGAACACTCATCGAAGTTGGTCCGTGGCCTCCAGGGGCGCGGATTGGTCACTGGGAGCGCCCCTACCGGGGTGACGAACAGCATGACCTTCATGACTCCGCAGCTTGCACACAGGGACTGGAGGCAAGGTGCCCGCCTCAACACCGACGAGGTCAGCAGCGGGCGCCAGTTCATCAAGGATGCGATCTGGGCGGGGAAGTGGCATCGGTGATGGCCGTCCGAAACGTCGCTAAGAGAACTGAGATACCCCTGTATCAGGTCAGATTGTGGTAGTAGTAAGGGTCGCGTTCCCCGTAGAACCCGCCGTTGAACCTTCAGTGGAGAAGAACGATCACCATGTCCAATGACAACACCATCACTTCGGACGGTCAGGGCGTCCTCGTCGGCGTGACGCCCGCCCAGCCCCAGAACACCGTGCAGTGGGCGCAACAGCGACCCGATCAGACGGTAACACAACCCATCCAGGTGACGGATCAGCCCCAACAGCAGCCCCAAGGGCGCTTCACGGAGCAGGACATCGAGCGGGCACGCCAGCAGGAGAAGGACAAGCTGTACCCCCGGCTGGAGGAGATGCAGGGCCAACTGAAGGAGCTTCGGGAGGCCCGTGAAGCCGAAGCGGCCGAGCGCACCCGTCTGGCCGAAGAGGCCGAGGCAGCGCGACAGGCCAAGGAAGAGTCGGAGATGGACCTCCGTCAACTCTTCGAGAAGCGCGAGGCTGAGTTCAACAACCAGATCCAGGAACTCAGCACCCGTTACGATACGGATCGAGCAATCTTCGAACGTGAACGGGCACTCCAGGAGGCGCACGCCTACCGGAGCGCCCGAATCGAGCAAGAGTCGGAGTACATCCTCCCGGAACTCCGGGACTTGATCGGGGGGGACACCCCCGAGGCCGTTGACGCATCCATCGAGGAGATGAAAGCTCGCTCCGAGACGATCTTCAACAACATCGCGGCTGCGGCTCAACCGCAACCGTTTAGGGGAGCGGCGATGGCGTCGGTCCCTCCCGTAGGACCAATGGAACAGATGCCGTCGTACGAGCAGTTGAGTCCTGATGACATCAGGACAATGGACATGGACACGTATAAGAGATACCGCGAGCAACTCCTGCGAGCCACTTCACCCAATCGTCAACGGGGGCGGTAGCCCCGAAGGAGTGCAACCATGCCTGGAGCAGGTCTTGGCGGCGAGCTTCCTGTTGTATCTGGTATCACCGGTACGACAAGAATCGCTACCGGAGGAGATTTCTCCAACTACACACCGGCTGTCGGCTACGACGGTCCCTACGGTGTAGACAACACTGGAGCCGGATACGGCGCAGGTATCACAACCGGAACCACGATGATGGGACCGGCGATCCAGACCATCTGGTCCAAGGAGATCCTGTTCCAGTCGATGCCCGTGCTGCGGTTCGAGCAGTTCGCCGTGAAGAAGACGGAACTCGGCACCATGCCGGGACTCACCGTAAACTTCCTCCGCTACAACAATCTGCCCATCCCGGCAGGTCCGTTGGTGGAAGGCGTTCGCATGAAGACCCATGCGATCTCGGCCCAGCAGTACGCCATCACGGTGGCCGAGCAGGGCTTCGCTGTGGCGGTGTCTGAACTGCTGCTCAACGCTTCGTTCGATGACATCATGGCGTCGGCCAGCCGACTTCTGGGTCGCAACATGGCGCTCTACATGGACAACCAGGCGAGGTACCAACTCTCCCGGGCGTCAAGCGTCGTGTTCGGTTACCAGAAGCCAGCGGCCATCAACGTCGGCTACGGCGTCTACGAGCCTGGTACCCCGGCAGCCAACTACACAGCCGTCAACGCGGCTGCGGGCACCCCGGCCAACTGGTACATGCTCACCCCGCACAGCGTCAAGGACGCCGTCGAGGTGCTCGCGTCGAAGAACGTGCCCCGCCTCGGTGAGACATACGTGTGTTTCATCCACCCCCACCAGGGACGACGGCTCCGTGATACCCCGGAATGGATCGAAGTCACGAAGTATGCCGCCCCCGGCAACTTCATGCTCGGGGAAATCGGCCGTCTCAACGACGTGGTGTTCATCGAGACGACGCAGATCACCGGCCCGTCGTCGGTGACCGATGTGACCGACCCGTTCCCGACGCTCCCCGGCGCCGCGGTCACCAACGCCCCCAACGACACCGTCGACTGGCGTGGCGCCAACCTCGGCCTGTCGACCGACCTGGCTCCCGGTTCGGGCGGCAACCCGTACGCCAACATCACCCAGCCGGTCGACGGCACGTCGCCAACGCCCGACACCCCTCCGGGGTCCGTGAACGACTACCCGCTCGCCGTCGCCACCCCCGGGTGGGGCCAGCCGTGGGGTCCGTCGACTTCGGTGTACGAGGCGATGATGCTGGGCGACAACGCCTTCGGTCATGCCATCTCGCTGCCGGTCGAACTCCGCGATGGCGGGGTGCTCGACTTCGGCCGTGAGCACGCTCTGGCGTGGTACTCGATCTGGGGCTGGGGTGTCATCACCGAGTCCTCGGTCGTCAAGATCATCACCAACTGAGGGATCGCACCCAACCTGGTGATCGGGGGAGGGGTGATCATGTCGCCTCTCCCCCACTGATCGATACGGAGGTATCGCCATGTCCATCGTCGCTGTCCACGGCCCCAACACCTTCGGGTCCAAGGGCGTCATCGGCGTCACCACCGGTCTTGCCACGGCTGACGCCGCCAACGGCATGCACTGGGTCTTCAAGGCCAACCCGGCGCTGTACTCCAGCGCTGTCGCTGCCGACTACGACTGGGCCTACACGCCAACGACCGGCACCCCGGCCAGCGGCGCCACCACCCTCAACCTGGGGCCGACGTTGGACGTCGTCTTCTCTGGTGCAGACGGCAACCGCACCGTCACCCTGACGTACCAGAACGTCGCCCAGTCACCCACCTGGGTGGTCCCGGCTGCGACCGGCGCTGCCCCGACGTTGCGGATGGGGGCACCACCCGAAGAGGGCGACGGTGAAGGAGTGCCCATCGGCTTCGACCCGGCTGCCCACACGGTGGACGAGGTCGAGGCGTACGTCACCGAGCACCCCGACTTGGCCCAGGATGTCTACGACGCCGAGATCGAAGGCAAGGCCAGGGTCACGTTGATCACCTGGCTGGAGGACTTCGAGGCGTAGTCTCGGCACCGTTCGATACACGACTAAGGAGCACCCATCGTGGCCACAAGGACAAAGAACCAAGAAGATCCCACCGGCACGGAATCACTCATGCCGGGGGAAGAGAACGAGGTCACTCGACCGGCCGACCTGGGCTTTGGCTCTCGCGAGATCGAGGTCGAGCCGATCATCGAGCAGCAGCAGGTGCAGTTGGACCCGGACGGCACGGTCGTCGTTCGGATGGCTGTCACCATCGATGAGTTCACCCATGGGAATCCTCACTTCTCGACCAAGTTGGAGGCGGGCAAGCAGTACCGCATGCCGGTGGAAGTTGCCCGCTACCTGCACAGCATCGGGAAGTTGCGCTAACGAAGGAGGCTCGCCGTGGCACGGCCAGCGGTAACGCATGACGGATTCCTGATCCCGAATGCCAGCGGGGTGGGCGAGCCGGTCCTGGCCGAGCCAGATCAGATCGACTTCAACACCCTGGCCAACGCCCAGTGGGGCGTGATTGACGGTTGTGAGGTCAACGCTCAGTCGGCCAAGACGGTGGCGATCAGCGATGGCACCGCCATCGTCAACGGCAAGCTCGTCTTGGTCACCGGCAACTCGCTACCTCTGCCGACGCCGGGGGCCAACGGTCAGTTCGTGCTCGTCGTGGTGGATGACGGTGGAGTGCTCAGGCTCAACACGTCGGCGTCTGCTTCCGTCGACCCGGTGTTCCCCGATCCCGAGGCCAACGAGACGGTGTTGGCTTCGGTGTACTGCGATGCCACATCAGCGAGCTTCGCCAACAACATCGTGGACAAGCGCAAGCTGCTGTCCAAGGCACTGCTGACCAAGATCCCCACCACTGGTGAGTTGATCCGCAACGCCAACAACACGGGGAATCACTACCTCGTCAGGGGCGATGGCAAGACGTCTTGGGAGGGCGACACCTTTGCCTATCGGTCAGGCGTCAAGACGCTGAAGATCGAGGACGACCTTCAGGTCAAGGGTGACATCGCCTCCACCAACCTCGTCACCAGTGCCGATGTCACCGCCGTGGGGAACATCGCTGCGAAGAACTTCAGCAGGGGCACCGTCTTGCCCAATGTCTCCTCTCACGTCAATGGGGACATCTTCATCCAGGTGACCAACGGCAACATGTACGTCTGCGTCGATGGGGTGTGGAGTCAGTTCGCTTCGATGTCGGCCACTCAGGGCATCATCCCCATCGGCACCGTGATCACTTGCTTGCAGTCTCCCACCACCATGCGGCTACTGGGTTGGTATCCGATGGACGGCACCGAGTCACTGAGTGAGGACGATCATCCAGGGATCTTCAATGTCGCCACTGGCGGGACGGTAACTGGGACCGCTCCCCACCGGATACTGACGCTGCCCAACCTCAATCGGCGCACGATGATCGTGGACTTCAACTCGCCACACTCGATGGGGCCGACTCAGACGACCACTCGTAGCGGGAACCTGTTGACACTGACGACTACCCAGCTACCTACGCACAACCACTCGGTCGGCGGCGCCTACGGCAGGACAAGCACGTTGGACGCCACTACGCCCACGCTCACCATCCCTTTCAGCGGGGCGCACTCCACCCACGACGTGTCGGGGGGCTACCACGAACATCCCGTCTACGATCCCGGCCACACCCACCAGGGCATGGACTGGTTCGGGGTGGCCGCTCCAATCATCGCCCAGGTCGACTTCGCCGGGTCACCCAAGGAGGGCAAGAACAAGCTCGACGCCATGTTCAACGACTCCTCGCACACCTACGACGTGGAGCCGATCCGTTGGACGATGAGAGCCACCACCGGCATCGGCCTCGGGCCGAACTACAACCATGGTCACACCATCACTGGTGGGGAGCACAGTCACGGTGGCACCGTCAGCACCATTCCGGCCCACTATCACACCGTCAGCGAGTTGGATGTCGGCAATAGCGGGCAGATCGACATCACGCCGCTGAACTTCACCATCTACGCATACATCAGAGCCTGATGTCTCAGTACGCCGCCTTCCGCTTCGGTCGAGACGCTCCGTCTCGGATCGCCACGTCGGTGGTGATGTTCGATGAGGTCAGCGAGCTACTCCCGGAGGAGCGCATGTACCAGGCAGTCATACCCTTCTATCCCGCCATCTCGTCTGGATCTGGTGGAGGTACAACAACCTCTCGGGACTGGGCCAGCTACCCGCAGCGGGTCGACCTGACCTTCTACCAGGGCGATGATGTGACGGTCCTCCTGTTCATCGAAGATCCCAGCGACCCAACCGCCGACCTGAGCACGACGTGGGAATGGACGGCGCAGATCCGGGTGCTGCACTCTTACCACTCGACGCTCGTCAACACCTTCGCGGTCAAGGACGAGTACGTCGCTCCGACCGAGGAGATACCAGGCTTCACTCAGGTGACCTTGTTCCTCCCACGTAGCGAGAACACCTACATCGGCACCTACCACTGGGATCTGTACTCCAAGTCGCCTCTCGACTTGGTCGACTTTTCTCAGCCTCCTGAGGTGCATCCGCCCCAAGTGTGGCCTCCCACCGACCAGATCCGCACCTGGCTCTACGGTGAGGTCACGATCCTGCCTCGGGTTACCTCTACTGACGTGCTTCCGCTAGAGGATGACGGCGTCAGCGGCACCATCGTCGCCCCGGTCTGGTATGGCCCAGCGGCGATACCAGTCTTCGAGGGCGGCAGCTATGTGGTCGGTCCCAACGGGAGAGTGCCATGACCTCCCCCCTCTACCAGCCGATTCAGGTCACGGTGCCCACCGGCAAGCAGGGGGTGAAGGGCGATCCAGGCCAGCCTGGCCAGGATGCTCAGTGGGATTCGATGACCCAAGCCGAGTACGACGCCTTGCCCGACAAAGACCCCAACACGCTCTACGTGATCATCGATTAAGGAGATACCACAATGCTCGGCACCACCTATCAGTTCGCCCACCATCGCACCGTCGATGGTGAGCGCTGCCTCATCTGGGGCAACGGAATCGGAGAGGTGCTGATCCCGGTCACCTCGCCCGAGTACATCGAGGCCATGAACGACCGGTCGTGGAACCACAACGCTCTGGCCGATGAAGGCGAGAACGACCTGCTCGCTGTCTACTTCCGCACCCAGGCCAAGCGGGCCACCCTCTACGGGCGCCTTTACGGCGGCACCGGTACCCCCCAGGAGACGTACACCCTGGCGACGATGGCCACCAACAACGTGGTCGAAGTCTCAGCGACCAACGGGTATACCCCGGCCACTTCGTGCGCCTGGACGGTGGGCGACACCCACTTCCCGACCTTCGCCAAGACTGGTGGTGCGGGCGGCAACTCTGACTGGAAGGTCACCTCGCAGACCAGGACGTTCACCGCCACTGGTACGTGGACCGATGCCAAGCACCTCATCCTCAGTGAAGCGGCCACAGGTACGTCGGGCCTTTTCCTCGCCTGGTCGCCCCTGTCGGCTACCCGCACGCTCGCCAACACCGACACTCTCGACGTTTCGGTCGCCATCGAACTGTCGTAGCGGTCGGCCATGGCCAACGCTGCCGTTCGCTTTGACGCGTCAGCCGACAAATACTCGCGCTTGGCCGCGGGCCTCGGATCTTCTGACTTCACAATCTGCTGTTGGGTCAAGATCCAGGTAGATCGCAACGCCTTCGGTGGGATCGTTGCTTGTGACAACGCCGGTTCTGGTTACCAGTCTTTTGGTGTCAACTCCACCGGCACTGCTCTCGGGTGCTTCTCAGCAGCTACTGACACCTTCCAAACTGCCGGTACCTTCGATCTGACCGTAGGCACCTGGACGTTCGTCGCCAGGACGTTCACGACCACTGCTACTGGCCACATCTACAAGGCGCTCTCCGGGGCGGGGTCGTTGACCGAGGCGGCGAACGCTCCAGGCTTCGGCACGCCAATGAACGACTCTTGGACGTTGTGCATTGGCAACGACGGCTACGGAGACTGGATGAACGCCAGCATCGCTGCCGTCAAAATCTGGTCAGCCTCGCTCACCTCCACCGAACTGCTGGCCGAGATGGCGACCTACCAGCCGGTGCGGACTTCGAACCTGTGGGCCAACTACACGTTCTACAACGGGCCGCAGACCAACGATGAGAGTGGCAACAGTCGCACCCTGACTGCGGGGGGCACGCTCACCACCGACTCTTCGGGGCCACCGATCACGTTGGGCGGCAGTGGGCCTACCTACAGCGAGACTGGGTTGTCGGTCGCCATCGCTTCGACGGTCGCCCTGACTGACACGTACACCACGCATCACTTCGTTGACACCGGCCTTTCACTCCCCATCATCTCAACCGTCTCCAGCATCGATAGCTACACGCACACCAGTGGTGGGGGTTCGGTAAGCGCCGTTCGCTTCGATGCCTCGGCTGACAAGTACACCCGTTCTGCATCCGGCCTCAACACCTCGACCAGTATCACATGGTGCTGCTGGGTCAAGTTTGCCAGTGACCGCAACGCCTACACGATGGTGCTGTCCTCGAACGACAACGTCGGCACCCTCTACGTGGAGTTGGGTGCTGGGGGCGATGGCACCAGTTACGCCCTGCTCAGTACATCCGGTGGGGCTTCTTCGTCATTCCAGTTCACCCCCGGCACTTGGACGTTCATCGCTGCCACGATGGACATCGTCGGCGCTAACGACTATCTGTATCACGCCGAATCCCCAGCGACGACACTGACCGGCGACTTCATCTTCACTCTGCCCACAGGGTGGGCCGACACCAACACGCTCTACATCGGCAGCAGCTTCTTCGGGGACTGGCTCGACGGCTCTGTCGCCCAGGTGAAGATCTGGACCCGTGCGCTGACCCAGGCCCAGCTTGAAGCGGAGATGTACGCCGACAGCGTCGTTGGCGGCGCCAACCTGTGGGCGTACTACAGCTTCCGGGCAGGGCCACAGACCAACGATGAGTCGGGCAACGGGCGCACCCTCACGGTTGGTGGCACGCTCGCTACCGATACCTCTGGCCCCTTCGGCAGTAGCTCCACTCACTACGACGAGACGTTGTGTCCTGTCGTCATGGCGGTGACGACTGCGTCGACTGCGGCCGTTCACTGTCTTGATACGGGACGCTCGCTTACTGTTGTATCAACAGTCGGTTGCACGGACACCTATCACCCGGCGACGCCCAGCGACTGGCAGGCGGCGGTCGACTCCGGGAGCCTCGCCACGATGCAGGCGTGGTATGCCGCCAACTGCGGATACCTGGCCGAGGGCTTCTTGGAGTCCTCGATGTGGGGCAACATCGCTACCGATGTCTCAGTCACCTCATCGTGGCTGACGACCAACGCTGCGGCGGGTCGGGTGGTCAACGACGGCGGGGGCCACTGGACCGTCACCGGGCTGCGGTGTCACACCCTCGAAATACGGGTGTCGAACATCACGTTCCGGCACATGCACCTCGATCAGGCGGGCGATCTCGATCCCTCATTCGCTCCGGGGGTCATCACCTTCGACCCGTCCATTGGCAGCCCCGACGCCGTGACGCTCACGAACATCCGGTTCGAGTACTGCACCGTCGAGTCCGGTGGCGTCTACTGGGTCACTCAGAAGCAGCGCACCTCCAACGTCTGCACGCTCACCTATACCAAGGGCAGCAGCCAGACGCCTCTGCTGACGGTCGGCCAGACGTTGGAGATCCGCATCGGTGACTCAACGTTCGACTACAACGTCGAGGCAACGCAGAACCCTGCTCGGGCCACGATCACGGCGGTGACGCCGACGACGTTCAGCTACACCAAGGCGGGCGCCAATGTCTCGCCCACGGCAACGCCAGCCGGTTCCTTCGCCACCACCTTCTCCGAGGGTGATTCCGGCGACGTCGTCTACTACGACCCGTCAGATGCGACGGCGGTGTGGAACGGCATGTTCTGGGACCACTGCATCGGCAAGGACTACGTGGCGGCGTTCAAGCTCAACCGTGGCACCACGGTCCAGTACTGCTGGGTGCCCTCGCTCACCTTCTACGGGTTGGACCCCCACAACACGTCATCGTCCATCCGGGGCAAGTACTGCCGCCTGTTCCGCAATCTCTTCGAGACGGGCACGTCGTCGGCGGTGTCTCTCTATGCCGACAACTACCCGTTCACCGAGTTCGAGCTACATGAGAACATCCTGCACGCTCCTACCGACTACACGGTCAACTTCCCCCTACGGAACCCCTGGCCACCGGCCGTCGTCAGTTGGTCACCGCTGGAGAACGGCTTCCGTCGTGAACTGGTCGGCAACTACCTCATGCGAGGGTCGGCGGGGTATGTCGATGACACCGCCTACTTCTCCAAGACGTTCGACAACAAGCTGTTCGACGGCACCCCCGTCCCCGACCTCATGGACGAGGGCGCCCCTTCGGTATCCACTGAGCCGCACCTGATCAAGACGTGCTGGAACAACTTCGGTGGCGGGGCGATGGAGTACCTCAACACCTGGGAGTTCACTCCCTCGCCCAACTCGACGCTGTTCGTGTTTGCTGGGATCGTGCAGGGCGGGCACTCGACCACTCAGGCGCCCACCGTCACGGTGACCGGCCAGTACCCGCAGACCTTCTCCGCTGTTACTAACACAGCACTCCAGAATGCTCCTGGTGCTGACGCCGCTCACGGCATGCGGCTCTGGTTGTACAAGGCCGAGACTGGTAGTACCACCAGCTTCGAGCACATCCGCTTCGACCCATACGCTGGTACGCAGATCGCCTACATCTGCTTCTGGGTCTACGAGGTGACCGGGGTGACGGGGATGAACCTCGTCCACTCGTCGGGGAAGATGGCTACTTCGGTCGACACGATCACCTCCAACGCTCTGTCGGGTAGTGCCGCCAACGGCAACCTGTCGATGGCCTTCGCTGCCGCCACCGTGCTCGACACCGGGGCGATGTCGCTCCAGTCCGGGTGGCAACGGATCGGCGTCCAGGACATCGCCTACTCTTCCGGCAACTACGCCGTGACCGGCGCCGCCTACTGGCGCAAGGACTTCACTGGTACCACCTTCACGATCTCTGACTTGGGTAACAGCGTTCAGAACGCTGGAGTCCTGCTCACCGAGTACACGGTCCCCGGTGGCACCACGTATATCGAGACAAATCGGCCAGTCACTGTTGTCTCAGCGGTGGCCTCCTCTGACCAGGCCGACTTCGAAGATCACCCGGTGGCGGTGGTGGTGGTAGCAACTACCACTCTTCCGACTGAGAACTTCTCCCACGTCAGCCACTTCGTTGAAACCGGACTACCTGTTGTTGTCATAGCGACGACGACGCTACCGACCGAGAACTTCACGCACATCGGCTACTTCGATGAGCAGCAGCGCTCGGTAGTCATCTCTTCGGATGTCAACACCGTCATCTCCAAGCAGGCGCGGTTCGACCTGAATCTGGGCACGGTTGTCGTCTCGAACTTCACTCAGCCGGTCGATCAGGTCGACTTCGAAGACCACCCGGTCGGTGTGGCCGTCGCAACGACGATTGGCACCGTCATCGAGAAGGTGCGGACCAGGGACTTGGGCTTGGCGCTGTCCATCGTCTCCACCGCCACCAACTGGGCCAACCGAGCCGACTACAACGAACCAAACCGTCCTCTGGTTATCGTCGCTGGCGTCTCCTGCACTGACCTGCATCAGGCGCCGGGGCACTTCGATGAGACTGGGAACCTCATCCAGGTCGTCAGCACGATCACGGCCAGTAGCCAGGCCGACTTCGAGGATCACCCTGTCGGTCTGGTCATCGCAGCGACTGTCGTCAGTACCGACTCTCGGCGTTGTATCGAGACAGGTAGGTCAGTCACCGCCGTCTCCGCTGTAGCGCTTGTCGGAGAGCAGATCGCTCGTCGCGACCTCGACCTCAGCATCGCCATCTCCTCGACGGTGACCAACCTCAACAGAGCGTCCTTCTACGAGAGCTTGGTTCTCCCTAGTGAGGTGCTCGCCTACTGCCTCGACGGCAAGGGCGTTACAGAGCGCTTGACGGTCGTCGCTCCCTTGGTGGTGGGGGTAGAGGACCGAGCCAGCTACCACCAGAACAACCGGCCACTGGCGCTGGCGTCCACCGTTACCAACGCCAGTGGCCTCCACGTCATCTTGGCCATCGCCCTCGTCAGCATCGTCTCCGAGATCACCTCGGCCGACAGCACGTCCAGGGTCGGGGTCATCAAGCTCAACGACGCCGACCTCATCCTCCTCGGCACCGAGCCGGTGTCCAAGGTCTACCTCGGAGCGACTCAGGTTTGGCCGTGACCAGATCATCTACAGTCTGATACGGAGGTATCCGTGGCCAATCAGAAGTACGCCCAGGTGGCCTCGATGGCCGGGTCAGGCCAACTCAACTGGCGTGGCGACCACATCGTCGGCCTGTTGATGCAGAATGCCACCTACGTCGGAGCGCACACCCGCCTGAGTGATGTCTCCGGGGCTTCCCGCTGGGGGACGGCTGAGATCCCAGGGCGTCAGATGGGCACCGGAGGAGAGGCGCTGGGCCTGCCCGCATCGTTCCCACGGGTTGTCAAGAACACACCGTTCCAGGTGCTCGTCGTCAAGGATGTGGGCGACAGCAACCCTCTGTTGCTGGCCTTCTACGACGAGGACAGCGCAAACGATGTCCTGGAGATGGCGAACAACGGCACCCTCATCGTGCGCCCGACCACCTTCCCTGACGCCGATCCGCCCACCCTCGGAATCTGGTTCACGATATGACCACCTCTGACATGGCCTCTGCTGCCGACATGGCTTCTACCGCTCGGACGTACCTGCGTGACTTCCCGATCTACTTCGAGATCGATGAGGGGCCACTCAACGTCCTCACCATCCGCCTGCCCCACCCGCTGGTGCAGACTGCCAGCCTCCAGGTGTACATCACCGACACCTCGGCCACCCCTCCGACGACAATGCTCACCGATCAGTGGGAACTCGACGGCCGCAACGGGCTGTTGAAGGTCACCGACGAGACGGCCCTCGGCAAGGTGGTGCTGGTATCCGGGTATCACCACACCTGGTTCTCCGACGAGGAGTTGACCTTCCACCTGAGCAAGGTCATCCATGAGATGACTTACCAGGGTCAGTCGCTCGATGACTTCGTTCCTGTGCAGATGGACATCATCGCCCTCGGTGGCGTGGTGCATGCTCTCTGGTCGTTGTCGATGGAGTTGGCCCTTGATATCGATGTATCGACCCCTGAAGGCATGTTCATCCCGGCCCGGCAGCGATACAGCCAGGTCGTCGCCATGGCTCAGGGCTTCGAGCGGGAGTACCAGGACAAGGCGGCGATGCTCAACATGGGCCTCAACTCCTTCGATCAGTCCCGCCTACGCCGGGTGGCCAAGATGACTGGCCGCTTCGTGCCGGTGTACATCGACCGCGAGTTCGATGACCCACGGCCCCCCGAGCGGGTCTACCCACCCATCCCCGAGGGCATCGTGACCGGTTCCACGGATCTCGAAACCATCGACGTGCTTTACGGAGGTTCGTGATGGCCGAGCGCCTCATCGGCACTGACAGCGCCAACCCACGACTGCCGCAGGTCGTGGTCGACGCCACCAAAGGCACCGGGCCACATGACATCGCTGCTGGTGACCACACCCACGCTGGCGGTGGGGGTGGTGGCGGGACCGATCCGAACGCCGTTGAATCATCCACGGCCGGGGACGGTCCGCGCTTGGAGACTATGGCGGTCTACAGCGGCAGCGGGTACGCCACCCTTGCCACCAAAGACCCGAATACCTACTACGTGGTTACCCCGCAGTCAGGTGGACAAGGCTCCCTCTACCTCGGTACCACACTGTTACTGGGCACTCCGTTGACCATTCCCGATGGCGTTCCTTCAGTGGTCGCCACACCGGGGGACACCCAAGCGACAGTCACTTGGGGCACTCCATCTTCTGGTGGTTTGGCGATCACGGGGTACATCGTCCAGCGCTCTCTCAATGACACCACCGGCTTCGCCAACGTCGCCACGCCTTCGGCTGCTACGCACACCTTCACCAACACCGGGCTGACCAACGGCACGACCTACTACTACCGGGTGCTTGCCACCAACGCACTCGGGAACAGCCCCTTCGCTGTTGTGGTATCGGCAAGGCCGGTCACCAACTCCGTCATCGTGCTCGCTTCTGATGACTTGACCGCCGACTTCGGCACGCCGGTTACGTTCACCGCCACGATCACGGCAAGTGGGGCGCCGATCACTGCTGTCGGCAACGTCACGTTCAAGCGAGGCGGCAACGTCATGGCCGGGGTCGCCGTCGTTACTGGTGGCACCGCTACTTTCGCTACCTCTAGCCTTGCAGTCGGGTCATACACCATCACTGCCGAGTACGACGGTGGTAGCACCTACTTGCCGTCTGTCTCGAACACGCTCTCGCAGGTCGTGCAGTTTCCCGGTGGACCGGCAGCAACTTCCTCCACGCTCACGTCGGACGACGCATCGTCCACACCATCACAGGCAGTCACGTTCTCTTGTGCCGTGGTCCGTTCTTCCACGGGGGCGCCGGTCAATTCAGGCACGGTGGTGTTCCGTGATGGTGGTGTCACACTGTCCACTCCTCGTTCTGTCGACCCGGTGACCGGCATTGCCACCTTCACCACATCGGTACTGACGACGGCGACGCATACGATCACCGCCGACTTCGCAGGCGCACCGTTCTACGCTCCGTGTACATCGCCCGCCGTCACCCAGGTCGTCGCTGTCGGAACGGGTGGCGCACCTATCTCGCAGACGATCTACATCTCCAAGCCACTTGCCGCCGTTACCGAGGTCGTCTCGCTGCGCTCCACTGTGCGAAGCGGTCCTTCAGCGGTGACGCTTGGCACGGTTGAGTTCTTCGATGGCTCCACATCACTAGGTATGGGCACTGTTCTCAACATCTTCGGTGAGTCGACTCTCGTACTCCCTACTGGGTTGTCTGTCGGCACTCACACGATCACGGCTCAGTACACCGACAGCACCTCTGCTCATGAGGACGACACGTCGTCTCCATACACCCATACCGTGGTGGCGACGATCACCGCTCCTTCACCGAACACCTGGGACGCCGCCTTCGCTTCCGACGATCTGGCGACGATTACGGCATGGTACGACTACAACACCGGGCACCTCACCGAGGGGTTCACCAACGCCGACCTGTGGGTTCCACCCGAAGGTGACGGAGCCGGTACTGCGGTGCATATCGACGCCGCTTGGTTGACCGCCAACGCTGCCGCAGGCAAGGTCGTCAACACTGGTGGCTCGAATTGGACGATCACCGGGATGAAGTGCAACGCCATCCAAGCAAGGGTCGGCCATCTCACCTTCGACCACTGTTGGATCCATCGTGTCGACTATGCGGCCAGCGTCGCCTTCCCCGGGTTCATTGTTTGGGACACGTCCCTACCTGCCCCGCCGTACGTTGATCTCGTCACCCTCGGCGACTATGAGTTCAACCACTGCACCTTCACTACCGATGGCACAGGTGGTGACTCGACCAGTGGTGATACCGTGTACTTCTACACGGCCACTGCCATCCCCGATGACCTTCGCTTCAACTACTGCGAAGTGACGATGTGGACAGCGTGCTTCAAGGCAGTCAACGGGATGACCGTCAACTACTGCTGGGTCCACGACCTCAACCTGTTCGGCTTCGACCCGCACAACACGTCCATGTCGATCCGCTCCCGCCAGTGCCGTGCGTATCGCAACCTGATGACCGATGGTACGTCTAGTTGCATCTCGCTCTACTCCGACTTCAACCCCCACACCGACTTTTGGCTCATCGAGAACACGATGTGGGTCAACATCCTGCACGCCAACCAGGAGGTCAACTTCCCCAACCGTGGCACCGGGTGGTCGCCTCTGTTGCCCGGCTACGTACGCGAGTTCGTCGGCAATAAGTTCCTCGACGGCACTCGCAACGGTGACAACCAGTACTGGTCGAAGGTGGCCGGGAACAGCCAACTAGGCACCAAGTGGCCTCTCTACGGTGGTGCCGATCCGGTGCAGATCGTCGGAGTCCCGACGTTGCTCACCTTGATATCCACCGGCATGGGTTTCGGAGCCAGCCAGGCGATGGACACCTTCCACTACACGCCCTCTCCTCTTTCCACGTCGTTGTGCTTCATGATGATCGGGCGAGCCAACACCACTCTCAACCCGTCCATCGCCATCAACGACGAGTCGGGGTCGATCTGGCTGCCGGTGGAAGGTTGTGCCACGCCGCTGGCTCTGGCGGCAGGCGGCGGCGGTGCAGGACCAATCGTCTACGGCGCCTCGGCCGACATCTGGCAGATGCAGACTGGCTCTGGAACACAGTCGTTCCGGCGTATCAACATCGATCCATACACCACCACCAACACCGCCTACATGGCGGCGATGGTTGTTGAGTTGACCGGGATCAACTTCATGAACCTTGCACAGCCCCCTGTGATGTCGAACGGCGGGGTCGAAATCCCCTTCGGCGGGTCGTTGGCGTCGTTGTCATCGGGCACCTTCGCCAACAACGCCAACCCCGGCAACATCGTGATGTGCTTCGTCGGGTACAACCATGAGACGAGGGGCCGCATCACGGCGCCCAGTGGGTGGAACCTGATGGGTAGCAACTACGACGTCCGCACATCGTGCGCCTGCATCTGGCGGGATGACTTCTCTGGCAAGAAGGTAACCATCCCGGCTTTCCCTGATGGGTGCAGTGTCGCCGTCACAGTCATGATCGAGGTGACGGCGTGATTGGGTGGGGGCCGGTTCAGCGCAGCGCCCACTCACCTGGGTGGCCCTTCCCCTGGGCCACCCAGATGGTCGACACGTACAACCCTCGCCACTACCTGCGCCAGAATCCGACTCACCGCTACACGCAGAGCAAGTGGAAGCCCAAGCGCACGGCGCTCTATCAACTGCTCTACCCCGAGAACTACGTCATCCCGCTCCAAACCACGGTATCACAACCCAATCCGTACACCGACCGAGCTTGGGTGGCGAACTACTCTCGCGAGGAGATCGGACGGATGGGCCAGGACATCAACTGGGTCACACTCGGGACGAGAGGTGGCTGATGGGACCACGACGCACCGGACGGGAGACGCCCCCCAACCTGCGTGAGACGGACGGCAGCCGCCTGTGTGGCACCTGTCGCTTCTTCCAGGGCATGTGCCAGATGTACGACTATCCGGTCAACGCTGGGCAGGTTTGTGACTCTTGGTATCCGAGGTAGCGATGGAAGCTCGACGTGAGGTCAACCAGATCTGGAAGCACTTCAAGCGCTACCAGAAGGACGTGGGCGAGGGCATCATCTACTACCGCTTCGACGCCGACGACACCGAGTACGACGAGGTGTACGACGAGGGCTATCGCCGGTATCACACTGGCGTCCGCATCCCCATCTTGTGGACTGACCAGATGGAGGCCGTCGAGGACTATTCACCAGAGGGTCGGCGCCCCACCGTCCGCATGCGCTGCGCTGTCTCGGCCCGGGACATGTACGAGGCTGGCTTCTCGGTCACCGAGGCCCATGGCAACCAACTGTCCGACATCCCGCCCAACTCGATCTGGCGGCGGGACCGGATGCACGACATCTTCTACTACGACAACCGATACTGGGAGATCAGCGGCTTCCAGATCCGGGGCCGGGTCAAGGGCGAGGACGTGATCATCGGGATCACCGGTATCGAGACGTTCCCGTCCGACGACATGGTCCTCGACTACAAGCCCGGAACGGTTCCGGTTTAGGAGGACTCATGCCAGCCGCAGCGCTCACCAACCTCGGCAAGACCGATTGGATCGACTACACCGACTACTGGCGTGACGACGACGCTGAGTGGCTTCAGGAGCGGACGATACTGCGCTATGCCACGTCGGCGGCACGGGGTGCTCCCGGTGAGTGGCCTGCTCCCACAGCGGGCCAGGTCACCTACAACCAGGAGACGGACCAGCTAGAGCACTTCACACTCACCGCCCCCACCAAGTGGATCGGTGTGTTGGCCAGCCAGCACCTCAGGATCACCCCCAAGACCTCGACCAACGACAGCGATCCGGCGATCATCGGGCACCGAAACGCTGGTGGTCAGGGCATCCAGTTCTGGCCGACCGTAGCGGGAGAGAACAAGGTCAGCCTGCCCTCGGCGTTCCTCGATGTCGGCAACGGGGCCGTCGTGGCCAAGGCAACGAGCTTCACCGTCACCACTACGACGAACCTGGCAACCACGACCATCAAGACGGGGACCAAGATCGTCACGCTGACCACCAGTGCCACGGACCTCGTTTCAAACTCTCCGCTCAACGTGCCCAGCCTCACTACCGTGGGGATGAACTTCACGGGCGTACTCAGCGGAACTGGTGCTTCCTCCATCGTCAACGCCAACGCTGGGACCATCGGTGGTGTCGTTCTGTCGGCCAGCTACGCCCAGGCGTCGTCCGGGTACGTCTCCCAGGGTGGCTACTTCCATGGTGATGGCGTCTCTGCCTACATGCGGTATCGCAACCCCGGTACTGGGGGCACCACTGCCGCCTATGCCAGGGTGGATCCGAACAGCTTCACCTTCAACGGATCGGGGGCTGCTGTCTTCGACATCTGGAACAGCGACCCTCGGATCTTCGGGACACGCTCGATCCACTTCTACAACGCCGCAGCCACTGTCTACCTCGGACCTATTGGCCCAGTAGTTGTCAGCGGCGGCGACCCCGGCGCTGGCAACTATCCAGAGGGCACCATTTGGTGTACGTGACCTGATGGCCATCTACATCAAGACGGGCGGCGCCTGGAGGGCGGCTGCCAACGGAGCACTTCGGGTGAGGTCTGGCGGTGCCTGGTATTCCCCGGCTGTGATCTACACCCGGTACGGCGGTGGGTGGCGTGACACCGGATACCGGGGTTACCCCGCTGTTCCCACCGGCATCAACGTCTACGCCTGGGACTACAACCAGGTGCGGATCTACTGGGCGGCGGGGGCTGGTGGCGCTACACCATCTGGTTACCACATCGTCCAGACCGATCAATCCGGCAACTGGTTGAGACAATACAACGTTGCCGGTTCCCCCTCCCCCAATGGGTACTTCCCGGTGGATCAAGACACCAGGTACATGTTCTACGTGCGGGCGTACACTCCTGCTGGCCTGTACAGCGGCTGGAATGGGCCGCTCAGGACCGCCATTGGTCACGCTGCCTACTCGACGTATGCCACCGTGACGGCAACTCGGGCATACACCCAGCCAGCGAGCGTCGTCAGCTACCGGGACGCACCGGTCGGCCCGGTGGTCCCCTCCGACGTGGTGGTCCAATCGATTGTTTACACCATCTCCAACAGCGGTTGGACTAGTGTCCTCAGCAACCCTGCTTCCGGCGTGCATCATGAGATCTACCGGTGGGCCAACGGGGGCCAGTACGAACGGTTCATCTGGCCCGGGGCATCGGTCAACACGGAACTCAACCTCAGCGACTACGGGAGCAACGGCGGCGTGCAGGGAATGATCGCTCGGGGCACCGGGATGTCCTCGACGGCTGGTGGGCCGTATGTCTTCACCGGCACGATCACGGTCAAGGGCACCCAGACGTACAGCTACGTGCAGGAGACGGTTCATCCCGCCGTGGGCAACTCTCTCTGGTAAGTTCGTGACAACCGGGGCTGCGCGGCTCCGGGTACATCACCTAGACCGCAACGGGGAACCGTGGCTGAGAAGATCGACTTGGGTCCACTAGTGGACTCAATGAACCGCTATGCCCTCGCGCTACACGCGCAGGCTCAGGAGAGGGCAGAGCAGATCGCCACGTACGTGAAGGACCGTACCGTCGAGCGTGCTCGCCAGGATCCCGACTGGTTGGGCCTGGCCGACAACATCGAGGTCTGGTCACAAGACGGTCAGTACGTCGTCGGGGTGCAGGACACCGAGTTGGCCTCTCAGGCGTTCCAGATCGAGTTCGGTGACGAGGAGCGGGCGCCCTCTCCACTGTTCCGGTTGATAGGTCGTGACCTTGCTGAGGCGCACCAGCAGGCGACGACGGCGGTTCAGGGGTACTCCAGCCGTGAGTAACGCCATCAACGAGGCCGTCTACCCCCTGTTGGCCGAGCCAGACCTTGACGCTCACACCGGTTTCATCTTGGCCGAGGAAGCGGCGCTGAAGAAGCACCTCTCGGGGATCACCGTGCCTGGGACGCCGTTCAGCAACCCGCTGGCGAAGAAGGTTCCGGTCAAAGTCTGGTATCGGTACCCCGAGGGCGAGCGCCAGATCTCCTACCCCTTCATCTGCATCGACTTCCTCTCGGCCGAACCGGCCTTCGACCTGTTCCACAGCGACTATGTGCAGGACGCCGAAGGGCTGTATCGGCCATCGATCTCTCCGACCATCCCCAGCCCCTCAGAGGGGTGGAACCGCCAGAACTGGAAGATCCACAGCTTCTTGCCCTTCCGCCTGATGTTCCAGGTGACTCACTACGCCCGGTCCAACCTCCACGACCGGTACCTCACGTCGATCTTCATGACCGATGTGTTGCCAGTGCGCCCCTTTCACATCGTGTGCGAGGCCGACATGACCTGGCGTCGGGTGGAGAACCTCGGCATGGCCTCGCAGAACGCCATCGAGACGACGGAGTCAGGGACCAAGCGGATCTTCCGGCGCTACTACACGATCTCGATGCTGGCCGAGATCCCGCAGGACCGCTTCACCGAGGAGAGCGAAGCCTGGAAGGTGCTCCGCACACTCATCCCAGTGGTGGCCATCGAACAGTTCGACTCGTATCGCCACCAATTCCTCGACAACCAGCCCGACCCCCTCAACGACTTCACGCAAGAAGAGCGTGATCAGGGTGGGGAACTCTTCACTGTCGTCCACGAAGGTGAAGAGATGCCTACAGCAACGTGATAATGCCGTCTGGCTCGTAACACACATCGTCGCATTCCTCGTCAACAAGTAACACAACACTGAGGAGCGACAATCATGGTAGCTACGTATCGCCGTCCAGGCGTATACCTAACAGAGAGCCTCCTGCTCAACGCCGCTGATGTGGCGAGCACGACCACGGTGGCTGCTTTCGTTGGGTTGGCGCCGAAGGGACCGCCCAACACCCCCATCCTGGTCGACTCATGGAGTGCCTACGTCAACACGTTCGGCGGGTTCTCTCTGGTCAACCACACGGCCGTGGTCGGGAGCACTCCCACCAACTTCAAGGCGATGTCATACATGCCTTACGCCCTGTACACGTTCTTCCAGAACGGGGGGCGTTTCGCTTGGATCGTGCGGGCCATCGACTCGACCACTCCTGGCACGCCCGCAACCATCCCAGTTCAAGGGACGGGGGACGTTCCTGATCTCGCCTTCAACATCAACGCTGCCAGCGTCGGTGAGTGGGGCAACAACCTCGCCTATCGCCTGGATGTGCAGGCGCTGGATGATCGTGGTGGTTCCGGCCCGGATGTCGATGATGCCGCCATCTTCACGCTCCGAGTCCTCCAGAAGAATGCCAACAACGAATTGGAGGTCGTGGAGTCGTTCCCCAACTGCACCACGACAGGCGACATCGCCGGTACCAAGCGCATCGACTACGCCGTCAATGACCTCGCTCTCGGTTCTCGGCTGATCCGCATCACCGAGATCGATCCCTCTCAGGTCCAGCCCGACGAGACGGATGGTGGGCCGATCTACCTGACGAACGGGATTGACCCCGGCATTCCCGACTCGTCTCAGTTGCAGGCAGCGACTCTCGCCTTGGCTCCCATCGAGGGGCCAATCGTTCTCAACATCTGCGGCTACCTCAGTGACGCCTCCAAGGTGGACACCAACGGTGCCTTCGAGGTGTGGATTGGGGCGCAGATCAACCCGAAGGATCAGTTCCCTGAGCGGGAAGACGTGATGATGATCAACGACAGCGCTGGTCCTCGGGAGCCGGGTGACACAACGCAGTCCTACCTCGCCACGATGAAGAGCGCTCTGATGGCTGGGAGTGACTCTTACACCGCCGCGTATGGCCCTTGGGTGCTGATTCCGCATCCGGCCCAGCCCGGTGCCATCGCCGCCGTTCCACCGGCTGGTGCGGTGATGGGGATCATCGCCCGTACCGACTCCAACATCGGAGTGTTCCGTGCCCCGGCCGGTGTCATCGCCGGGATCCAGAACGCCATCTCAACGTCGATCAAGTTCAGTGACTCCGAGTTGGGCGATCTCAACAACTCCAACATCAACGTGATCCGTCCGGTGATCGGCTCCGGTGTCTGCGTGATGGGTGCCCGCACCCGCAAGGGCTACGGCCCTGACCGCTACGTCAGCGGTCGGCGCACTCTCATCGACATCAAGGAGTCGCTGCGGCGGTCGACGCAGTGGGCAATCTTCGAGAACAACGACGAGCGTCTGTGGACGAGCCTTCGGTTGACCGCAGAGCAGATCCTTCGTCCGATCTGGGAGCGTGGTGGTCTGCGCGGTTCCAGTGCAGCCGAGGCGTTCTATATCAGATGTGATGGCACGCTCAACACTCTCTCCGTCATCGCCGCTGGCGAGGTGCGGATGGAGATCGGCGTGGCGCTGGAGTACCCAGCGGAGTTCGTGTTGATCAAGATCACACAGATCAACACCGTCCAGTCCACCAGCGAGTTCCCGCAGATCGTCTAGGAGGTAACACAACATGGCGACGACAGATGTAGTAGGAGAACTAAGGGTTGATCCCGTTCGATCCTTCAAGTTCGACGTGCAAGCCGTAGGCACCGATGGTGACGTGTTCGGGCGCATGGGCTTCATGTCCATCGATGGCCTGGCCATGAACACCGACATGGTTCCCTACCGAGAGGGTGGCTTCAACACCACACCGCACAAGCTCCCCGGACAAACGGACTTCGCCCCATTGACGCTGTCCAGCGGTGTGTTCTACAACCGACCGCAAGTCTGGGATCTAGCGAAAAAAATGTTCGCCGTCAACTGGGGTGGTGGCACCCTGGCGATGCTGGAGCAAGGTCAGATCAGCCAGTACCGCTACACGTTGGTGGTGCGGGTCTACGCCCACCCAGTGACCAAGGGGACAGCATCGATGTCCACCCGTGGCGATCCGTTCGATGGGGCTGTCCTGGCCTTCAAGTTCGTCAACTGCTGGACGGCTTCGGTTGGCTTCAGCGGCCTCAACGCTCAGGACAACAACATCCTCATCCACCAGATGACGGTTCACCATGAAGGCTTCGACGTGCTCTTCGGGCACTCACCGGCTTCGTCGGCCGACGACCCGACTCCTGCTTCGTACGTGTCGGACAGCTTCGCCCTGCTCTAGTAACACAATACGGAGGTATCAATCGTGACAGATGTCGTGCCCACGTCCGCTCGGGTGTGGGAGGCCAAAGAAGAGCAACTGGCCAGGGCCAAGGAGGTCATCGTCGGTGACGTGCCGACGATGGACGAGGCGCCTGAAGCCATGCTCACCCTCCCCCGAGGGATTCTTCGGGATGGGAAGTGGCATGCCCGCTGTGAGGTCAGGGAGTTGACCGGCGTGGATGAGGAGGTGCTCGCCAAGGTCCGCAAACCAGAGGAGACGTTCGAGACGATGCTGGTTCAGGGCGTCGTGCGGATCGGGGAGTTGGACCTGGCGAAGATGAACGCTGGCGAGAGCCGGGGCTGGCTGAACCAGCTTCTCATCGGGGAGCGGGAGATCCTGTTCTTGGCCATTGCCAAAGCCACCTATGGAGACGAGCGCAAGTATCAGATCAAGTGCCGGAACTGTGATGTCGATCTCGAAGTCACGGTCAAGATCTCCGAGGACTTTCAGCCCAAGGAGGTAGAAGGCATCAGGGATCGGGTCTTCGAGTATCTCACCTCCAAGGGTCAGAGGATCTCCTACCGGCTGGCCACCGGGGGCGATCAGAGCGAAGTGCTCCGCAGGCCGGGAGCTTCCACGGCCGAGATGAACACCATCCTGCTGGCCAACTGCATCACCGAGGTGGACGGCACGCTCGTTGTGGATCCGATGTACTTTGCCCGCACCCTGGCGATGCGGGACCGGCAGGCGATCCTCGCAGACATGATCCAGCATCAGCCCACCGTGGACCTGACGGTGGATATCCCGTGCCATAGCTGTGGGGAGGGGCAGCAGATCAACTTCGGTTGGCTTGACTTCTTTCGCCCGTAACGAGCAGAACCTCTACTTCAGCTACGAGAAGGTCGCTCAGAATTACCCCGGGTGGGGTCTTAGTGAGATACGAGGACTGACCGTGCGTGAGCGCATCTGGTGGCTGAAACTGATCGACTGGAGAAGGGACAAGGCCAGGAATGTCTAACAACTGGGATCCTCCTGGTCCGAACGAACCGGATATGGCGCGTACGGGTGGGCACACCTCGGGCGGAACCGGCACCATCATCAACATCCAGGTTCCGGCTGCGATCACCGATCTCAACAAGTCCTTAGGTCAACTGGTATCACAATTGAACGACCTGAAGACCACGATGGCTTCGTTCAGCCAGAACCAGCACCAGATGGGCCAGGGGGTGGTCAACACCTTCCAGAGCGTCACAAGCAGCGCCACTACCGCCAGCGACGCCGTCAAGACATTCTTCACCTCGCTCACTGGCGCCCGCCCTGGTGGCTCGGCCATGGGTACGGCCCTCAACTTCGGCCTGGAGAGCGGCATCGCCCAAGACATGATGCTGTTCCCCCTGCGGTACCTCCAGAACACCCTTGGGCAGAACCGCAACTTCTCTCTCGGCATCGGCGGTGGGCTGGCTGGTCAACAGTTCGCCACTGGTATTCCAACTCTCACTACTCCCACCATCCCTGGTACCGGCACACAGGGCCGTACCGGTCTATTCGCAGCGTTGGCCAAGACCTACGGAGCGAACCAGAAGGGGCTACCCACCGGGTCCGGTGAGGAGATCACTCAATTCCTCCAGATCGCCCGCATGGTTGGGGCGATGCCTGACCTGGAATCTCTTGCGGCTGGCACTGGTGCTGGTGGGAACCCGAGGGCAGCGGGGTTCGGCAGAGCCGCCTATCAGATGCAGGCGATGTACCCAGGTATGCCGCTTGGTCAGATCGGCCAGACGCTCGGTGGGTTCGTTGCCAACAGTGGCGCCCAGCGTCAGTCGGTGATGCTCACTGGCGGCGCCTTCTCGATGATTGGGCAGGGCGGGAAGATGAAGACCATCGAGGCATGGTCCGAGTCGATCCTGCGCTGGTTGGAGAACCAGCGCCCCGGTGGCAAGCGAGGGAAGCCGTTCACCTACCCCGAACTGATAACACAACAATACCCGGGGTCGAACATCTCGGCCTGGTTTGACGCCAACGAAGTGCCCGCCGATATGCAGGAGGTGTGGTGGAACTACGCCTTGGCCAAGTCCCGGGTGAGAGGTGACACGCAGACCGGTGGTGTCTTTACCGTTGCTCCTGGTGCTGGTCAGACTGGAATTGTCGAGAACCCCGCCAGGCAGCGGCTCCGGGCCACCCAGCCGTTGACCGAGAACAGCCTCAACCTGGCGCAGACGATGGGCGGCATGTACGCCAGTCGTGAGCAGGCCAACCAGCAGTTCAACCAGATGATCGGTGGGGCAATGCAAACGTTCATCCCGCGTGCATTGTCTGGGCCGCTGGGATTCATGAGGGACTTGGCCGATCCCCTCGAAGAACTGTTGATGTCTCTTGTGGAGCGCACTGGGATGGTCGGAGCGGGCCTCGGCGGCGCTATCGGATGGGGTTCCCTGGCTACCGGTGGTAGCGGCACGGCAATCTTGGAGAACCTGCTCGGCCCAACCGGCCTCCTCTTCCAGGGGTTAGAGGCCGCCATGCCTGGCGGGGCGATGTCTGACGCCATGAAGAACTGGCTGGCCAAAATGATTGATGAGATCACTGGCGATGTTGGTGACATCGGAGACGTTGGCGACTGGGGGCCGACCGGCGCCACCTCACCCAACAGCCTGCACCCGAGCATGAACTCCAAGATCAGCGCCATGATGAAGGCCAACCCTCGGCTGCGGGTGAACTCGGGGCGCCGTGACGAGGCGTTACAGCGCAAGCTGAAGAGCCAGGGCCATAGTCGGGTATCTGGTAAGTCATCGGCACACACCCGTGGACTCGCTGCCGACATGGGACCGGCCAGTGAGTACGGCTGGCTCGTCGCCAACGCTCGCAAGTTCGGCCTTCAGTCGGGGAGCAACCACGGTGAGCCGTGGCATGTCGGGCTGCCTGGTATCGGTGACGACGAGACAGTGGCTGGCCTCGGTGCTCTCCTCGGCCTGTTCGGTGGCTCGGGGGCCAACGCTCAGTCAACGATCTCGGGAGCGCTGCCCGGACTGTTCTCCCTCCTCTTCGGTGGGGCCACGGATCCGGCCAGCAACAAGAAGACAGCCTCCGACATCGAGAAGTTCCTGGCCTTCGACCCCGAGTACACCAAGAAGATCTACGCCGCTGGCACCTACAAGCTCGGTGGCACGTATGGCACTGACACCTCGATCTTCGATGACATCCTGACGGCGGCGCGTAACAGGGCGAACAACGTCTATGGGCCAAGAACCGATTTGAACCACCAGACGGAAGGGGGCACCGGCTCCGAGAGTCTGGTTGGCGCTCTGCAAGCTCTTGGTATCCCTTCGGCGGGCCTGTCCGATGGGGCGATGGTCGCCCTGCTGGCCCATAAGGCCGGGTGGAGTGGACAAGATCTCATCAGCGCTGTTGCCATCTCCGAACGTGAGTCGAGCTTCAAGCCGACTGCTCACCGCACCGATGTGGACCCGGCCCTGATGCGTGGTGACCGTGGCCTGTGGCAGATCAACGCTGGGGCGTGGAACAAGTGGCTGATGGCCGAGGGCTACATCAAGGATCCCCTCGACCGTGCCATCTTCGATCCGTGGGTCAACGCCCAGGCTGCTCACGGCATCTGGGCCAGGGCTAACAACTTCAGTGCCTGGGGCTTCGACGGCAACACGTCCAATACCAGTGCCAACCCTCTCAATGGCACTCACCCCGACATAGCGGCTGGGTACGTCCATGAGGCTGGCCTCGGTGATGCTGACGGATGGTCAGGCAGTTCTTCTGTACCTACCCGCAGTACCATCATGAACCACTATCACAACACCTTCGTCATCCAAGGTGGTAGTGGAAACAGCGGTATCGACACACGTCGTGTCGTCAACCAGATCGCTGACCAACTGGAGTCTGAGATGACCCGCCGTCAGGTGAGGACGAACTGATGGTCAACCCAGCGCCCCCACCTTCGCCACCCGTTACGCCTGACTTCACGGTTCTTCCTGGCGTCAACGTGAATGAGCCAGCGGGCGCTCACGCTTACACCCCACTCAGGTTCACGAACCCTTCGGCTTACGGGTGGTCGCCTCTTCGGTCGTACAACACCAAGGACGTGCCAACCGGGAGGCGGGATCCCTACAACTACGCCTACGAGTGGTACAAGTACAGCGACAAGGTGGCGGGGGGCGGGTTCACACAGTCCAATCCACCATTCTCCTCTGACGCAGCCGGTCGGTTGATCAATACCGTTCAGCACTACAGCACCTCTGCCTTTCCGGCCCGTATCCTGCGAGGGTTCATCCGCAGAGCGGAGTATGACACCACCGACCAGATGTCGACCAGCCGCCTCTACTTCATGTACAACCCCTCGGTGATCGCCAGGGATTACGTGAGCTATCTCGATCAGGGAGCACTGGATCCGTTCAACACCGTCTTCCAGAGCGACAACCTCGTTGCTCCCCCGTCGATGATGAACTTCACGTTCGAACTGTTCTTCGACCGTCAGGACGAGGCTCAGGATCCACACAACCCTGGCGTGCTTGTCGACATGGAGTACTTCGACATGGTGGTCCGCAATGTGATACCGGACCCGGCACTCCAATCGATGCCAGACAACGGTGTGATGATGGTGAACCCACGGGATATCTCCGTCATCTTCTCGCCCGAGATCACGGTGCAGGGTCGGCCGCTCAACGCCTCACTGGTCTACGAGAAGTTCACCCATCGCATGGTGCCCACCCGCATGCGTATCCAGTTGACGATGCGCGTCGTCTACTGGGGGCCAATGCGGGACATGACCACCTACACCAGCCCTGCCGCTGAAGAAACTTCATCGTCCTCCGTCAACTTCGCCCAGTCCACGACAGCCACCTACTCATTCACCCTTGCTGATTTGGAGGGGAAGGCGTCTGGTGACAAGGTTCAAGAGATCATCGACACTCAGTTGGGGTTCTACAACCTCAACAGCACTGGTGGCGGTGGCGGTGGAGGTGGCGGTGGCAACAGTTCTGCGCTCAACTACGCCGTCAGCCATTCAGCAACCACCAAGTACGACGCCAACAAACGCATGGACCTGTGGAACTACGCCGACTGTTCCAGTCTGGTGTGGGGAGGGTTCCAAGGTGTTGGCCAAGCAACGGCTTTGGGCTGGTCCACTACCGATGCTCCCAGCACTGCGGGTATGTACACGGGGTCCGTCAACAGCACCGCCTTCACGAAGATCTGGGGTTACGACGGCACCACCTCCGACAAGACGGAGGGGTGCAAGAAGATGGCGGTGGGCGACCTGTTGATCAGGTTTAAGGGCACCAACGTCGCTCTGGGTACGAACCACGTCGCCTTCGTTTCCAAGATCACCGATACCGGGATTCAGACCTACGCCGCTCAGGGCGCCAATGCCCACCCCAACTGTGGGTATGCCGACCACAGCTTTCCGCTCGGCAGCGACTTCAAGTTCACCCACGGCGTGCGCCCGATGTCTATGGGCAATCAAGGTGCCGCTCTTCAGAACAACGACAGGACTAACTTGTGATAGCCCCCGGATCTCGCTACGAGAGCGCCACGCATCTCTTCACGAAGAGCCACTCCTACAGCCAGTGGGGCTTCCCGGTGTTGGAGGGCGAGGTGGGTATGGAGTCGTTGCAGATCAAGCTCAACTCTCGGGACACGCTCTACCTGTTCCCCAACACTGGCCTGACGACGCCTCCGATGGAGTACTACGCCAAGGACGGCGAGAACATGCCATGGCAGGCGCACAAGTACCTCCGCGACTGCAAGCGCTGGTGGGAGATCGCTACCGCCAACCCTGAGATCTGGTACCCCCTGGACATGGATGCTGGTAGCTACATGAGGATGCCGACCTAGATGTCGATGACCTCCGTTGACCCGACCGCCAGTCAGGCGCGCAATACCCGTGGGAAGGCGCCTGTCGCCTCGCTCATGCGGAATGGCATCCTCATGGATGCCACGGTGACGGAGATGACAGTCAACTACGCCGAAGGTCAGCATGACCAGGCCATCTTGTCGTGCGTCTCCTCGACGTTGGAGAACACGGACGGGTTCGTTGACTCGACCTTCTCGTTCTACTTCGGTGCTGCCCCTCGGTCGGCTCTGTTCCAGGGGTACATCAGCGCCGTGACCGATGAGCAGGATGCTCAGGGTCAGTTGTCGTTCAAGCTCACGATGTTGGGAGCCTCCAAGGCGATGTTCGCTGGGCAGCCCAGGTATTGGAGCAACAAGACGATCCCCGACGCCGTCCGTGATCTCACCAGCGCCAACATGATTGGCTTCTACGGGCAGTCACACACCTATGTGTGGAGAGCACTGGCCCAGACCGAAGAGAGCGACTGGCAGATGCTCAAAAGCTTGGCCACCCGCATCGGGTGGGTGGTCTACTACCGCTTTGGTGTGATACTGCTGTATGAGCCGAACTCTCTCTACATCAATTCGGGGGAGTACACAACGTTGGTCGCCAGCCAGACCAACCCCGATACTTCCGACACGTATGAGTCACGCAACATGATCGAGTTCCAGGCGACCGAAGACGCTGAGGTGCTGCCCCAGAACTTGGGCAAGCGGTTCGGCTTCTTCACTACTGCCAACGACGTGCAGATCAAGGAGCAGACGGGGACATACAAAGGGTTCTTGTTCGAGACGGACACCACCGTGCGTGACCAGGACGAGGCGACGGTGTTCATCACCGCTGCCGACTCCACCATCGCTGGCTGGCGTCTTCATGCTGTGGCCCGCATCTGGGGCGACGCCGACATCTACCCTGGCATGTGCGTGAACGTCAAGACCACCACCGGCTACTCGAAGAACGATGGTCGTTGGCTTGTTAGGTCGGTATCACACCAGGCCGACCGTTCGCAGTACCAGACGCAGCTTCTGCTCTCTCGGCCGAAGAACTGGGTCAGGGGTGGCTTACTCGCCTATCGCCCGTTCTGGGAGCAGAACATGGCCTCGACCCGTGCTCGCCCCTACCTCCAGGATCTCCAGGGCAAGTGGTACTCGTCGTGGAGGGCAGCGGCATGATCCCCTACCGGGCCATCTCCTTCCCCTTCCGCTTCATCAACGGCAACGTGGCTACCACGACGACGTACGACGAGCTTGTTCGTGGCCAGGTGATCGACGCCCTGATGACCAACCAGGGTGAGCGTGTCTTCCGACCCACCTACGGGTGCGATGTCATCGCTGCACTGTTCGACCCCCGTGAGGAACTAGCCCGCAAGGATGCTGCGGGCATCATCCAACGACGTTTGGAGGCGTTCGTCCCCCGCTGCACCGTCGAGAAGTGCGTGATCGAGCTTCCACCGGGGACCACCCGAGTGGATGTCGTCGTCATCTACAAGTCCTCTCGGTACGGCACTGATGTCACTCTGCGGGTGCCCATCTCGGCGTCTGAGTTCGCCAATCGTGCTCTCGCCAACGCGCCTACATCAACAGGAGAAGATTTTCCATGACTGATGTCGGAGTACTCATCTCCGTAAACGACGAGACAACGAAGACTCGGCCCGAACTCGACTACACCAACCGCGACTTCACCGCCATCCGTGCTCAGTTGGTCGGCCTAGCCCGGGGCATCATGCCCGAGTGGAACACGGCCGGTGACTCCGCTGACTTTGGCACCCTCCTGCTGGAGTTGTTCGCCTACATGGGCGACGTGATGCACTTCTACATCGACCGCACGGCTAGTGAGGCGTTCTTGGGGACTGCGGTGCGGCCGACCTCGGTGATGTACATCGCTGACATGTTGGGATACATCCCTATCGGCCAGCACGCCGCATCGGTAACCCTCACGTTCAAGATGGACGAAAGCCTCGACCCCGACCACCCGCTAGACGATGTCACCATCCCCCGAGGGACGAGGGTTCACAACACCCCCGACAACGCCAACGCTCTGATCGTGTTCGAGACGCAGGAGATCGTTCTCCTCAGCCCAGGCAAGACAGCGACCTCCTTCGCCACGGAGGGCATCTCGCAGCGCGACATCATGATCGGTACCTGCTACGGCGTGCCCAACGCTGACTTCACGATCCAGGATGCTGGAGTGATCTACGGGACCGTCGAAGCCGTCACCGTCGAAGGATTCCAGACCGTCAAGTGGAGTCACGTCTCGGACCTCTCGTTGGCCCGCCCCAATCAGACGGCCTTCACCACCTACCAGGACGACCAGAACCGCACGCACGTCGTGTTCGGGGACAACGCTGCTGGTCGCATCCCTTCGGTGAACAGCCAGGTCTACGTCAACTACAGGTATGGCGTTGGGGCTGCGGCCAACTTGCTGACCACCGGCTCATTGACGACGATCATCCCGCCGCCTGACGTAAGCATCCAGAGCATCAGCGTGACCAACGAGAAGTCGCCCATCGGCGGCAGCGATCCAGAGTCGGTCGAGTCCATTAGGTTCTCGGTCCCCCGCTCGGGGGCACGCATCCGCAGTCGTGCCGTCACGCTCAACGACTACGCCGACCTGGCGATGCAGGTTCCCGGGGTGGCCAAGTCGGTCAGCTACGGAACGGTCTATACCTCGGTACGGGTGCGTATCGCTCCGGTCGGCATGGACCAGGACGACGCTGCGATGGACCGACTGTGCAAGGCCGTCGACCAGTATCTCACCGACAAGATCCTCATCGGCTCCTCGGTGTACATAGAGCCGCCACAGTCCTCCATGTTGTGGCAGTGGATCTTCATCCGTGTCGTCGTGCATGTGGTCGAGACGTACAACCGCACCGCAGTGCGCGAGCAGGTCGAATCGGTGATCCGCAAGATCCTCGACTTCGATGTGGTCGACTTCGGAATGAGGGTGACGGTGGGTTCGATCTACCGGGCCGTGCTCTCGGTGGCTGGTGTCGAGTATGCCGACCTGCGGTGGCTCAGTCCTGATGAGCCACCCGACATCGACCCCAATGCTCCTACCGGAGGTGGCGGTGGCAACACGTCACCCCTCTTCTCGGGGACGTGGGCGTACAGCGCCTCGACGGCGACTGGAAACCCCGGTACCAGGTACTTCCGACAGAACGATCCGACCACGATCACGCGTCTCACGTTCTCCAAGAACGACAACACCGACACCGACAAGGGAGCCAACCTGCTCACTCTCAAACTCGGTGACCAGATCGTCATGCGACCCATGTCCGATACCACATCGTGGCACAGCTTCATCGTCACGGCTCGTACCGACAACACGGGAACGCCAGGTTGGGTCGACATCACCGTGGTTGCCAACCAGAGCGCCGACGTGCTCATCAACCCAGCCGCCAACGATCCAGTGCTGTTCGACTTCCTGCGTTTCACCCCTACCCCTGTGTCGGTTGGTGACGTGGCTGACATCGACACCGACGACCTGCTGATTCCGCGCATCGATACGAATGAGGTGATCGAGGAGAACGTGGACGAGGTTCAGGTGCTCACCATGTCCACCCCGGCGCCCACCAGCGGCCAGTGGAAGTTGACCACGATCACCCCCAAGCACGGCACCATCCAGACCGCAGATATCGCCCACAACGCCACCGCTGGGGTGATCAAGGCGGCGCTCAACGTTGCCATTCCCGCCAACACCATCACGGTGGTGAGTACTGGTACGACGACGCCGGATACCGACCCCATCAGCACCACTCCCGTGAAGCTCACCTTCGAGGGCTATGGCCACGTCTCGCCCTCCACCATCCAGGCGGGCACGACCCCACTCTCTGGTGGCGCAGTGATCACCCCGACCACCACCACTGAAGGGGCCACCAACATCTACGTCGAGGCCGGATACACCGAAGATGAACGCACCCACGACGGCCTGTGGGTGATTGCTCACGGAGGATTGGCCAACTCCTGATGTCTGACGACGAACCAGATCCGACACCCCCACCGGAGGGTGACGCAGAGTGGTGGCCAGGATGGCCCGACGAGAACGCCATGTACCGGCACCCGGCCTTTGCGGTGCAGAGAACTCATGTCGGCTACATCGAGGGTGGTGACTACACCCGTGGCTCAACCGACTCCGATCTGGTCCAGACGGCGATCCGCTATCCGATCAGTTCGCCAGCCGGTGAGGCAGCAGCAGGACAGGGGATCCTCTACTCCCGGCCGTACGACTATCACACCGTCGAACTCTTCTGGGGCATCCCCGGCAAGGTGGCCGACGTTTGGGCTGAGGTGGCGATCATCCGCTCGGCCTTCGGCTATCCGGCTACCGTCAACGACGGCCAGACGATCATGCGGAACTACCGGACGACGATGTTCCCGCCCGATGGCGATGTGCCCGACGACTTCGTCGCCCCTTCCCTTTACGACCTGCGCGACCCCCGCAAGGGAGGCAAGGGACAGTTGACCTCTGGTCGGTACTACTACTATTCGCTGTTCTTCCGGGTCAACCTGGAGTGGAAGCGTTCGTTCACCTCAGCCACCCTGTTGCCTCGCGACTTCAAGCACAGCGAACACTTGTGGGACAGCTTGCCGCCGTACTACCAGTGGATCGACAACCAACAGCGAGAGCAGGACGGCGATCTGCGCCGGTTCCTGCGGGTGTTCGGCTTCGAGCTTGACCAGACCCGTGAGTACGTCGAGCAGTGGCAGGAGTTGTATCACATCGACTACTGCCCGGTACCCCTACTGCGTCGACTCGGGCCGAACTTCGGAGTGGCACCCTTCGAGTCGGGGGTAGGTGATATCAGGTTCCGAGCCTTGATGTCGGAGGTTGGATTCCTCTACGGCATTCGGGGGACTCGTCGGTGCTTGGAGAGGGTGTGCGAAGCGGTATCGAAGTATGAGTGCAGCGTGACTCAGACTGGCAACCTGATGACGCTCCCAGATGACTCCGACTTCTTCGAGGGCACGGGCAACTGGGCAGGGGCGCATCCCGATCTCGACCCGGCCACGGTGATCGGCGTTGGCGTTGGGCCACTGGTACCTCCAGACAGGGTGTTCTTGGAGGCCAACAAGGTCGTGCAGCCACCGCCTGGCTACGGGCGTGGTGTGATGAAGGTGTGGACGAGCGAAGCTGACGAAGTGACTGATCTGCTCATCACTTGCGGTTGCGGCATCACCTACGACGAGTACCAGGGCAAAG